GCACAGTACCACAACACATCACCTATCTCAGACGCTAACTGTTCCCTCCAATCATCAGGCATCTTGTCCACACCATCCCTCATTATTTTCTTAACCTTGTTGGCAACTTCTCCTGCCTCTCCTGCTAATCCCAGTGCAGGGTAGAGTATCTTGTGTTGTGCAGGATAGATGGCTGTCGTAACAGCCACCTTTTGATATTCATTCATTTCCATTTTTCCATACCTTTCTTCCATAAATTGTTTAGCCTCTCGCTCTATTGAGTTCATGTTTCTGTACCTTCTTTAAGTTGTGGGCAAATGCATCATTAAATCCTCGTTGCCACTCACGATGCTGCATTGTGTTACTGTTGAAGGGGTTACTTATCCTAGCTCTGTAGAAATCCTTAAAGCCTCTCTGGTGTTGTATCTTCAATGGGGCATCATACTTTCCCAGTCCTTTTCTCTGTCTTATATTCATGTCTACGCTCCTATATCTACTATTTCACAAACATCGCCTGAACATGCAAAGGTCTGATTGCCTGCTGTAGTATCTTCCTTCTCATACTCTGCAAGCTGTGACCAGTTTATATCATAGACGAACTTATCTAACATAACATTATATTCTTCTTCTGTACAGTCCTGATAGGGTGCTTGCTGATAAGTGTGGTCTGAGTGGGGCAAGAATGACACACCTGACATCTCGTCAAAGTGTTTAAATACAAACGCACCAACTTCCATCCACTCACTATCACGCACTGTAATAGTCACAGAGGGCTTATGTTCACACCAGTACCTCTGGTACGTCATCCACATTTCAAGCTGCTGTATAGCTGTTAAATCGTCTCTCGTAATGCACCCTTTAGGTGACTTAACAGGAAAGCTAAATACTGTTGTGTCATTAGGCTTAGTAACGTCAGGCTCAGATGGTATGCCCTGCTCAATCATAAACTGTGTAAGTGGGTCTTTGTTATCACCACGTACAGTCCTGATATAATACTCACTATGCCTAGCATGAATACCAGATGCACTGTCTACAAGCTGTGACACTGTGCCACTAGGCTTGACGCATGTGATAGCAGTTGACTGCTCAATGCCCAGTTTCTTAGACCACTTCAAGTTAGTCTTAACTGCCACCTCCCTAAGCTCTTCAAGCAATGCCTCTAAGGCCATCTTACCTTCTAGTCCATTCGTAAGTGGGCAATCCATAATACCTGTGAGTGACACACCCAATAGTCTTTCTTCTTCTGTGTTGTGCTTCCACACCTTACGTAAGTAGGGAAAGCTAGTTAGTGTAGACTGTATTGTACCTAATATGGTAGCAAGTTTAACTTTGTGTTTAAGTGTCTCAACAGTGTCATCAGAGCGAATGACAACTTCAGTAAGATTACAGAACTGGTAAGGTCTAAGGATAATCTCACTGCATGGATTAGTTCCGAACTCGTGATTAGGATCTCTCCTACCATACTTCTCCACTTGTTTCTTGGCTGACACCCTATTGAATATGCCTCGCTCTCCTGACTTAGATTCCACTAAGCCTAGCCACTCTCTCAAGAATGTCTCGCCATCTGGCTTGTCTGTATAAGCAACAGAGTTGTTAGACAGTGCCATATGTGGTGCATCCTGCCACCACTGTCCTGACTTAGCGTGTCGCATACGTATGTCACTGAGGTTGGCCAGACTAATCATTGCTGACCTACGCACTCCTCCCACCACAACAATCTCCCCTATCTTACACATAAGAGAATGGCAATCGTAGCTAGACAGCTTCTTACCTGCACTTGCCTTAAACATATTAACTGTAAAGTTAAATAAGTCAACTAAAGGTGCAGGTCCACTTGCCCTGCCACCGAATGTCTTCAGTCTAGCACCTGCAGGTCTAACCTTAGAAACATCCCACGTAGGTATCTCTCCTGCATACAGTAGTGCTAGTAGCATACGCAGTGACTTAGCCCACCCCTCCTTGCTGTCCTTCACGACAATGCAAGTGTCAGAGTTATCTAATGTCTCAGGTACTTCAGGTAGCTTATTTATGTATTGCCTCTCCACTGAGAAACCCACACCTGTGCCACACAGTAGTATGTACATGGCCTCATCAAAAGACTTTGGATCATCTACAGGCAGGTAACTGCAGTTGTACCCTGCCGTGTTATCCCTCTCTAGGGCAGGCCCTGCAGTCATCAAGGCTCTCATACTGGGCATGACATCTAGCCTGTAGATAGCGTTGTGTAACTCGTGCTTCATCGTAGACCACATACTTGTGGAGCTACGCAGCTTGTTTTCTTTACTGCAGATATATTCTATGTACCTGCCTACTGTCTCGTTCCATGTCTCTCTTCTCTGCTCACTATCTAGCCAACGAGCATAGCGAGATGTAGCTATAAAATTTTGGTAATCTGTTGGTAAACTCATTCTTCTCTCTCCGATATTACTTTTAATGTTTTAATTTCTACTCCGTCTATGTCATAGATGTACTCCCTGAATGCATCCCCCAATTCCTCGTCAACATTTCCGTCAGCAGGAACTGGGTAGTCTTCCTCGTCTATGTCAAGTGTTATGTATACCTTAGCTTTCATTTTACTTCATCACTTAATTTATTCAAGTACCACTTAGCCTTCTCTACATCCTCAAAGGGTTTGCCCTTATAGTCAAATCTCCATAGATATTTAATTATATTTCCTTGTAAGTAGTATTTAAAGTTAGGCCCAAGGGCAGCCTGAATTGCGTCTATGCACTCTACTCCTCCCTGATTGTAGTGTGGTGGACTATTAACCATGTCTTTATTTTCTGTCATTATGCACTCCCATCTACATCTTTTTTAAATGATAATTTAATTACGTTTCCATCTCTCTTAACTACTTTCTTTTTAACAGAATTATTTTCGCTGTCAACATCATCTTTTACTATTTCATATATTTTATTGCGAACATCCTTGTACTTCTCCATTGCAGGAACACTGGCTGTCATCATCCTAGCAAAGTGCATTAAGTTAAAGAAGTCCTCATCACTAAAGAAGTCTTGATCTGCTGAGAGTACACTTATGTGAACTTCACCTGTCCATAAATCTTTATTTAACATTGGCCTCAACCTAATTATTATGTCTTCTTCCTTAAACCCAACTAATATGTCTCCCTCTTCTTCCATTGTACTACACCTTTACTCTCTTCTTTACATAAACAATTTTATCTTTTATTGGTTTGCCTCTCTCCTTCAGCCACTCCATAGGTATTACCCTGTGGGCTGACTTAAAGTTGTGTTTGTTGCACCACTGCTCGTAGTTAGACTTACTTCCCTTATATAACTTAGCATTACTGTTAGTGAACACAAATCGTATGTCTAACTCTGGATGCTGACGCTTTATCTCTAAGTGTTTCCTCCTATCTGATGCAACAAACCTACCCTTAGTCTCTATTATTATGCCATTGTCTAGCAAGAAGTCTGGTGTGTATTTCCTGTAAGCTAAGTCAATCCACTCAATTTTTAGTTTTTCATACCTAACCTTATTCTGGTGTATCTTTAAAAATGCTGCAACTTCTTCCTCAAAGCCACTCCTCCAGTGAGGCATTACTTTCCTATTGAACCTAGCCATTGTTTGCCACCATAGTGTATGACTCTATCTTAGGTTGCTTTGCCTTAGACATAATAGATGGCTTCTCTTTTAACTCAGGCCAACATGACCTACGAAAATCACAGAACTTACAGTTAATATTTAGTATTCTGTTGCCTGTCTCCTTTCCCCTGAATGTCTCAGCAGTGTCGGTGAAACATCTTTTAAACTCATTCCTATCTACTGTGGCAATAGTATCTTTAATTTTGGCTGTTTCACTAACCATATCTATGTCCGATGCCACATACTTAAACTCTCCTGTAGCCTTATTTACTACCCACCAACCACCTGCTTTCTTACCAGAAGCCTTAGCGTACCCTGCAAGTTGTGAAACATATCCAAATGCATCTCCCTCAGCAAGTGTGTAGTAAGAACTAAACTTATTCTTATATGACCAATCTGATGCAGACTTAACATCATCCACTGCACCATCTATTACTAAGTCATACTCCCCAGATATTTTTGTGTCTCCTAAATCAAGAGTAACTTTATCTGAGTCTTCATACTTAACCTTAGCCTCAGTTAGTATACCCTTGAACACAGCCTCAACTATATCGCCAAGCATCATGTTCATCACAAAAGTTGTGGGCTTGGGGAGTGCCTTCTCTGGCTCATTCTTCTGAAACCAGAGTTGGCAAGTGGGCCTGCCTATGTTAGACATGCGTAGGCGAAAACCCTCATCCCTATTCTTACTGCCAAACTGACGCTTTAGTGCATCAGCAATGTCATCTGTAATCTTTTTTATAGTTTCATCTGACATAGTGGAGCGTCTATTTGACGCATCCTCTAAATACTGATGCAGTGCTAGTTCAGCAGGATGGTTCATTCAAAATGCTCCTCACTGTCCAAGTTAACTAAGTCCTCAACCATGTCCTCGTCTATGTCCTCCTTAGTGCGAGACTTCTCATCCCACTTCTTGATGATGTAGTCATTGTAGTTCTGCACCCAATTCATAAAGTCAGTGAATGACTGCTGATCGCCCTGAGACAACTCTATTGTATTAGACACATCTAGTGTGACAGATGGAACGTAGAAGCTATTACCATTAGGTAACTTCCTCTCCTCAGTGGCAGCATGGATACTGTGCTGAACAGGTAGCCTCTTCATTTTAGATAGCTGTGTGAAGCACCCACCCAGTGTCTTGAATGCATCCCTGTTATCTATCTCCCAGATAAATGGAGTTGCACCTAACTCTGCAGGATCACCATTGGAGTCCATTGCATCCTGAAAAGTTACAGTTCCCAAGATAACTCGCACTCTCTTAATCTGCCTGATTAAGTTCTGAGTATCCTCACCCAGTGCCTTGAAGTCCTTAATGTAACCTGCAGGCTTACCACAGTTGTACCCACCATCATTGTCCTTCAAGTCAATGTTAAGGTCATCGTGCATTATAGTTTTAATGAAGCGATTAGGGTTGGCATCACTACCCTTAACAAACCTCTTGTACATGTACCTCTGCAGGAAGGGTCTTATGTTGGCAGTAGTTGAGTAGTAGGTCTTACCCTCAGGTATCTCAAGTTTATACGCTCCACCCTCAATCTTCTCCACATTGACCATCTTACCCTTGATCTCCTCCTGACCCATGACTGGGCTGTGGCTAATCTTAAACCTAGCCAGTGAGCTAGACTTCCTCTCACTGTCAGGCGAGGAGTCGGATAACATCCCCATTGCCTTCGCCATTGCAGCGTAATTGTTAGTGTCTATTGATACTAGTTCATTCATATATTTCTCCTTTGTTAAAGTATTAGTTATATCATGCAACATCTTTTGTGTCAAGCCAATTCGGACCTATTTTTGCCTCCAGTAGTAGAGGTACATTAAAGTCTATATTCCACTTATTGTCAATGATATTTTTTAATTTTTTATTAGTGTTATCTATGACAGCTATGACAGCCTGTTCCTCATTGGGATTGACATCTATTACTATTGAGTCGTGTACTGTATTAACAATACAACTCCTTAGCCCACCCAACTCCTTCTCTATGTGCAGTAGTGCAAGTGGCACAATGTCTGCAGTAGCAAAAGATTGAACAGGATAATTCTTTATCTGAGTGAAGTGAGTCACAGACCCATTTCCCCTCCTAGATACATCAGGAAAGGCGAACTCCCTACCTGATGGAGTTTTAATTTTAAAAGAGGTTACAGCCTCCGTAGCAAGACGCTTGTGCCAATTAGCTATACCTCCATACTTCTTAGAGAACTGCCCATAATATGCAGCCTCAGCCTTAGTTCTACCAAACCCACTAGCTCCATACAGAGGAGCAAATGTGTGTGCCTTAGCCTCCTGCCTACTAATGGGTTGCCCTGCGTCTGAGATAACCTTAGCTGTATAACTGTGTACGTCAAAGCCTGTGTCAATCTCCTTCATTGCAACCTTGTCCTGCCCTAAGAATGCAGCAACCCTGAACTCTAGCTGTGCAAAGTCAGCCTCCAATATCTTGCCACCCTCCCAACGAGACACAAATATCTTCTTCACTGGGAATGTACCACCTCTAGGCATGTTCTGCATGTTAGGGTCTGCCCCACTAAACCTACCTGTAGAAGTCCTGTGCTGTAGCAACCTAACATGTAACATATTATCTGGCTTCTTGTGTGTGTATATTCCATCAACAAAGCTAGACAGGTATGTGTCCAGTGCCGATAGTCTCTTCACTCTCTGTAGAAACAGCTTTTTCTGTGCATTACTAGTACTAGTAGCTATCTTCTCAAGGGTGTCTAAGTTAGTCTTATTAGTTGTGAAACCACTGGCACTAACCCAATCACTGTTGAGTGCCTTGAACCTTAGACCTGCCTTAACTGGCTCTCCACCTTCGTACAGAGTAATGAAGTTGTAACCAAAGCCATCACACTCAGCACACTTTGTCTCCTTAGCAAATGGCCTGCCATCCTTCTTAGTCTTCCTTATCTTACCTGACCCATAGCAAGTTTTACACTGGACTGCCTTCTTCTTATATAAGAGATCACTATGCTCCTCCACTAAATCTCTGAACTCTGTATTATCCATCCTGTCAGCAAACATGTTTGCCCATATGGCCTTGTTCTTCGGCTTGCGACTATATATGACCCAAGAAAGTTGCTCAGGACTATTCAAGTTAATTGGGAAGTCTCCCATTAGATACCTAACCTGATCGTCTAAGTCACTGAGCAACTCATCCTTCTCCTCCTGAAACTCTTCCCTAACCTTCTCAAGTGCCACAAGGTCTACAGAGAATCCATTGCGATATATCTTAGTAAGGCACACAGCCACACTGTTAGTCAGCAGTACTGTATCCATCAGCCCCCTGTCCTCCAGTAGTAGCTTCTTATACAAGAGGTCAGACAATTCCTGTGTTGCATGTAAGTCAGCAGACAGGTACTCTGACAACATATCGTGAGGTATGTCACTCACCATAGTTCCATTCTTGAAGTACTCCTTCATGGTGTCCTTCTTCCGTGACGCAAGTTTATGTCTGTCAGCACATGCCTCAAGTGACAGTGGCTCTTTCAAACCCCTCTGTATTACATACTCAGCTAACATAGTGTCAAATACTGTGCCATCGTAAGTGAACCCACTCTCCCACAGCCACAGCAAATCGTGTGCTACATTGTGGCATATCAGTACAGTTGCCTTGTTTAAGTAGTCTTGCACTACCTTGTGTCCACCCTCTGTCGGTGACACATCACTGTGGTCAAATGTAATTAGCTCTTCCTCTCCAGTGTCTGTGAGCATACCAACCATCACGAGACTGTTATCCTTCTCAAATGGGTCTAGGTGTAACTTGTTGTCTCTCTTCGTTACATTGTTTTCTATATCAAGTGTCAGTTTCATTTGACTTCTCCTTTATCTCATGGTTCACGAGATACTCTACAGCATTCTGTAATCTTGTCAACTTATCATTGAAACCACCCAAGCCCACATTGCAGTGGTGACATAGCCAACCCCTAAAAGTAAGAGTCTCGTGGCAGTGGTCTAGCACCCAATTCTGTAATCTAGGCTGACCATATTTCCCTATCTCCTTTATGTCTCTGCTACATATAGGACAGCAGTAGTTTTCATTGGGGTATGGGTGCATCTTCTTTAGCTCCTTAACTAAATTAGATTGGTTTCTCATACAAGTTCTACAAGTTCTCTTTATCTCAGTCTTCTTATTCTCATCAGAACTGGCATACTTCATGGCATTGAACTGATCTATGGGTTGCCTAGTCTCACACTTTATACAAACAAGTGTGTCCTCTATCTTCACCTCTGGTTTCTCATATCCAAATAAATCTTTCATGCTGTGTACCTTTCCTCAACCACATCTTCCTTACTCCAGTTTAGTTTATTATGCTTACTCAGATTGTCTTTTGCCCACAACGGCTGTAGGTTTGTGTAGTGAAAACATTTCTTTTGTTCTTCTTCTATCGTTAAGTCAAATGAACTACAAGGAATAATGTGGTCAATATGCCAACCATCTAATGCCCAGTTTTCCCAAGACATACCCTCTTCAAATTTACTTTCTATGTGAGCTTTTAGCTCCTCCATAGTGCAACCTGCTAACGATAAAGCTGAAGAAGTCTTATTAGCTAGATGATATTTTAGTCTCTTCCGTAAAGAGTTTCTTAAATTAATTCTTAATTTAAATTCTACATCGCTGTGATATCGTTTCATTTTTCGTTTCGCATATTGTTTATTAATTCTTTCTTTATTTTCTTGATTATATCTTTTGCTTCTTTCAATAAGTTCTTCTCTATTTTTCTTATAATATTCCTTGTTCAACAACTTTCTTTTTTCTTTGTTTTCTTGACCATATCTTCTGCTTTTTTCCATAAACATTTCTCTGTTTTCTTGATAATACTTTTTCATACCAACCTTCAATTTTTCTTTGTTTTCTTGATAATACTTTTGCCTATAAACCGTCAGTTTTTCTTTGTTTTCTAGCCAATATTTTGCATCATACTCTTTTTTCGTAAGTTTTTTCATGCTGTGTACCTAGCTGTCTTGTAGTCTAAGTCGCATATTATCTTCCCATGCCAACCAGAGAGCTTGTTCTTAACTACATTAATGTGCCTCTGTGGACTCTCCTCTGTTTCTCCTGAGCTATTATTTACT